GACTGTGTAACAGAGGACATAGAGGAGAGGATAGCTGAAGTTGCTAAGAAGGTTGCAGACGAGAAGAATGGTTTTATTAAAAAGAAGCTTGAGTCTAGACTAGCTATGCTGTCAGGATCTGTAGGTATCGTAAAGGTAGGCGCAGGTTCTAAGGTAGAGCTTAAAGAAAAGAAAGATAGAGCTGAAGATGCTATCTATGCAACTAAAGCTGCTTTAAAGGAAGGTATAGTACCTGGTGGAGGTTCCGCATTATGGTGGGCATCCCAAAAAATTTCTCCCGACTCCGTCGGTGAAGAGATACTCCTTGAAGCTATTAAGGCTCCAATGGTTACTATATTAGATAATGCTGGACTTACCGGCGTTAAATGCGAAGGCGAAGACTACTGTGGTATAGATGTTATATCTGGTGAATGTACAGACATGCTAAAGGCTGGTATCGTAGATCCAGTGCTTGTAACCAAGTCCGCGCTAAAAAATGCTGTATCGGTGGTTTCAACCATTATATCAGCAGATTGTGTAATCTCAAACGCTAGAGCAGATGAAGGCCATTAATGATTACATAGTAGTAGACGTAGAGAAAGTAGGTCCTAAGAAAGTTGGCGGCCTACTTCTTACAGAAGAGCTAGACGAAACAAATAGGTATATTAAAGCTACGATTATCTCTACAGGTAATCTAGTTGAAGGCCTAAAAGACAATGATATTATATATTACGACAAACACGCTGGGCATGGTATAACCTGGGCAGATACAATGTACCATGTAATCCGAGCAAGAGATGTAGTGTTAGTGGAGTAACTACTTCGCTAAACGTGTGATATATATATTAGACCTAAACCTTAAACTGCAAACCCTAAACGGTAAACATTTAAACAAATAACTAATTAAAAATTAAAATTATGGCAAATAATAAAATGCTTTATTTTGCGACTGGAGCAGCTGATGACTCTGGCGCCACTGAAGAAATCATCATGGTTCCTGTTGAAAACATATCTCACTTTGAGGTAGCTGGAACAGCGGCTCTTGATATATGGTTCAAGGCTGGTCAAGAGGGAACTCTCGCGAATGATTACACAAAAGTAAACCTAGTAGTAACAGCTGGAGCTGGGAACATGAAAACAGTTTTACAAGCTCTTACACAGCTAATCAATACTGGTCCTCATTCTGATGGATTCCTTGTTGTTGCAGATGATGAAAACTCTGTTTATTGTAATCCTTTGATTACAGGATGTAACGCGGTAACTGTTACTGAGGCAGCGTAATAAATGAGATTAACAGCGCAGGATCTGCGTGATATGAATATCCTTAAGTACTACAGGCTCACGCGTAAGTGGGCCTGTAAGACTTATGGATTAACTGATGCTGATCTAGAACTACTTATATATCTAGATCATAAGGGTAGATTTACCCGAAACGAATTCATCGAGGGTGCTTACACATATTCTTGGGATAAGAAAAGGTGGGAGAAACTCCGATCAGCTGGGTGGATAGAAGTTTGGCGACATAGGAATAGAACGAGTATTAAGTACTCTGTATTCAAAACTTCATTCAAATGCTCTCAGCTAGTTAGTAGGATATACCGTATCTTACTAGGCGAAGAAGATATGCCAACTTCTGAACGAAGTATTTTTTATAATAACAAATCATATACAGATAAAGTCTATAACAAGGCTATAGACGATATGATTAAAGATAAAGATAGGTAATGGCTTTTAAATTAGGTAAAGAATCAAGAGAATACAAAAGTTCAAAGAATACGCCAATATACAAAAAGAAATTAGACGCTGGTATAAAAGCCGAAGCTAATAGCGACGGCAGTATCTTTGTGGATCACTCCGTTGATTTAAACTCTAAGAAAGGTCAAAAGATCATTGCGCATGAGATGCAGCATATCAAGGATATGAAGAGTGGTAAAGCTGCGTATGGTGAAGACTATGTGAGGTGGAGCGGTACTACGTATCCTAGAAGGGACGGCAAGATACAGTATAAGGGTAAGTGGCATGAAGAAGGTGATAGTAGCTTGCCTTGGGAGAAAGCGGCAAATAAAGCAGAAAAAAATGTTTGAGATATTTAAAGACACAAACGACTGGAACGAGAAATCAATCATAGGTTTTATAGCCTTTGGGATAATGGTTATCGTAATGATATTAGACGCGGTCTCTGGATTCGCTGGAACTGATTTAGTAATTAATAAGTTTGTCTATGACTCTTTTGTCTGGGTGGTTCTAGGATCATTCGGTATTAGTGGTATGGAGAAATTTGCAAAAAAATAAAGCATGGCATTTAAAATGAAAGGCAACCCAATGCAAAGAAACTTTGGAATTGGTGATAGCCCAAACAAAAAAGCAGAGCTAGGTACTCGTAAAGACTACAGGAAGCCTGAAGGTGAAGAAGATACTAGAACAATCACAAGACGTGTAGGTAACACAAAAATCACTAGAGATATCTCTGATAAGCGTGCTGAGCGTATAGAAGATCGTAGAGATAGAAAGGCTAAAAGACAAGCCGAGAGAGCTAAGAAGAGAGGAGAGGAAACTACATCAAAGCCAGCTCCAGCACAAGCCACTAAAGCCAATACTGAGAAGCCAGCTCCAAAGCCAGATCCTAAAAAGGATGATCCAATGACTGGTAAATCTTTTAACGCTGCTTTTGCGGAAGCTCGCAAGGCAGGTAAGAAGACGTTTACTTGGAAAGGCAAGTCATACGGTACTAAGACTAAAGAGGATGTAGCTAAAGAAAAAGAAGCAGCAGAACAAAAAGCTGGACAAAGAGTAAGGCCTGATGGTAGTACTGAAGCTATTGCTAATCCTAATCTAGCACCTAAGTAAGCATGTCAAAGTTTAGCCAAAAGTTTTGTGGTAAATCTCCGCTTAAGGACACTGGTCATAGAGGCGGTGATCAAAAGCACTCTCACCCGGATTCTCATTACACAGATCAAGGTAAAGAAGTACCTGGTAAAGAAGTTACAGTAGCCAGTGATGATGAGGCTAAGCGCTTAACTGAAGGCAATAGAAGCCCTGAGCAAACAGCTATACTTCTTAAGAACATAAATGCTGCTAGGAAAGAAAAAGGTCTTTCACCAGTCAGTACTTTAGAAGAAGGTTTAAAAACAACCCCAAGTGGAGGATAATGAATGTACTTAGTAAAATATTTTCTAGTGGAGCCACTGAACTCGTAAAGGGTGTAGGTGGAGTACTAGATAATCTAACCACATCTAAGGAAGAGAAGTTAGAAGCCGAAAGGAAAGTAAAAGAATTAGTAGCCAGCTACGAAATTGAGATGGAGAAGAATATCACATCTCGCTGGGAAGCAGATCTTAAGTCTGACTCATGGCTTTCAAAGAATGTAAGGCCATTAACCCTTGTATTCTTAATAGTATGCACGATGCTGTTAATCTTTATTGATGCTGGTGCAATCAATTTTAACGTGAAGGATTCTTATGTGGACCTTCTTCAATTAGTATTAATAACTGTGATCGGTGCATACTTCGGTGGTAGATCACTAGAAAAAGTAAAAAAATAAAATGGGACAAAATTCAACAGAAGTAGCTTATAACTTTGGTCAGTTTGGATCTACTCTACTAATCAACGATGGAGACATTTTAGATTTAGACGGTGATACTGCAAAGTACTATATATGCGCTATAACTATGCTAGCTGACGTTCAGTTTGAAAAACTACACGTACTAGACGGTGGCGTAAATATGGGTATGGGTAATACATACTGCGTGACATCAGAAGATATTCAAACACTAGATACTGACTGGGGTGCGCAAACAGCATTAACGGCTGATCACGATGGTGAAGTAGTAATCACTGGAGGTAGCGGTACGGTATTTCCTAAAGGCATTACTATATATGGTTTTTGGGATCACGTGAAGATCAAGGCAGGTCCTTGCATTTGTTATGTAGCACCAAGGCCGGATTACGCAACTAGAGCAGCACAACTGGCGTAATGTTAGGATTAGGATCTGCATTATGTCAGCCGTCTCGCGAAGAGCAGAATGACTACAAAAGTTTAACAGGAGCACCCTCAAATCAGATTATTGTCGCTGGATCGTACGATCCTAGCGCTGGAGTTATTAATATTCCACACTCCTCGGCTGGAAATGGAATACCTTTTAGCACAAACTATACTACTAGTAGTACTTTTAGAGGAAACTATACTGTGTCTATGTGGTACAAGAGCGGAGATGGAAGAGATGTGTATAGAGGCAGTAAAGCGCTGTTCAGTGTTGGTGGAGGAGCGTTTAGCACTGATTATTTTTACTTTTATCTTAGCTCAGTTGGTACTATCACAGTTGTAGGTGCATCTAACGGAGGTGCTTTCTTTGGAATTACTACAGATCAGGCCCTTGCTGACGGGGCTATAGACTGGCACCATTTAGCAGTTACAGTAACCGGTGGAGGTGGATCTAATACAGTTTTTGTTGTTTACGTAAACGGCGTAGCAGCTACAATGGTTCCTATTGTACAGCTTAGCAGTACTAATCATGCAGCTTTTGATGCTAATGGCGGAATGCATCTGGCAGGCACAATATCTAATACTGGGACAGATTTAGTACAGCCAAACGGCAGCATATTCGACTATGATTTTATAGATGATTTTTGTTTGCATAGTTCTGCGCTAGACGCAGATAATGTAGCTGCAATATACAATAGCGGCACACCTATAAACCTACTTGCTAACTCTGGAAATTATGACACATCGGGTGACGTAGTGCTTTACTATAAATTTAACGGAGCAAATAATACTAGTGGAACGAGATTAGATTCTCACGGAACTAGCAATGGTACAGGCGGTCAATTTTCAACGCAATCAGCATCATGATAGTTAAAACAATAAATACAAGTCAGTGTACTGAATGTGATTTCAATGATCTTCACTACGCTATTGCCGCTAGCCTTGATGGCAACCAAGTTGCTTTTAGATTTGAAGAAGACAGTGTACCAGATTTTTTTAAAGACAAAACTTCGTATACATACGAACAATTTGAAGCCATGACTAAAGATCCGTCTGACGCGTGGTATATAGCATAAACAATTTTAATTTAATACAATTTAATTATGGGTAAAAAGAAAGAAAAGGTCATTGACCTAAAGCCAGAGAAGATCTCTGAAGAAGAGCTAAAACAGCTACAAAATGTAGTTTCAGCTATTAATAAACTGCAGTTTGACATTGGTACTATGGAAGTACAGAAGCACAACGCTATACACGCGCTACTTGATGGTAATAGCAAGCTCAATGATATTCAAGAGAAGTTCAAAGCACAATATGGCACTAACGATATTAATATCCAGAACGGGGCTATAAACTACAAGGAAGATGAGCCATCTGATTCGTAAGATCACGATAGGTAAAGACTACAAGAATGACTCCATGCACTATGCCGTAGGGCAAGAAGTGTATGGCGGTCATACTATTTGCGATATACTTGAAGAGGAAGATAAGTACTCTATTTATATTCGTAAAGAAAAGGCAGTCATACCCTGGAAGGACTTCAACAAGAACATGGCTATATCAGTTGAGTATAACCTAGAATACTAATGCAATCGGTTTACAACTACGTTGTAGAACCATTAGGAGAAAGGTATAACAACACAAAGAAGGTTGGAGATAAAGAGTTAATCCTAAACACCGAGGTGTTTAACCATCAGCATGTAAATAGGGAGGCTAAGGTTTTGTCTGTACCTAAAGTTGGTGACTCAGAAGTTCAGCCTGGAGATATAGTGACACTACATCACAACGTCTTTAGAAGATGGCACGATGTAAAGGGTAAAGAAAGAAACAGCAGGTCTTTCCTTGAAGAAGGTAAGTACTTGGTAACGCAAGACCAAATATACCTATACAAAAGGGATGGTGATTGGGTTTGCCCTAAGGGTTATTGCTTCGTGCAGCCTATTAAGGACAAAAGCCAGTTAAGCGTTGAAACTGAGAAACCACTAGTTGGTATTGTGAAATACTCCGATGGAACCGTAACCGTGGGTGATCTAGTTGGGTTTGACCCAGTTAGTAAGTTTGAGTTTGTGGTAGACGGTAAAAGGATGTATCGGGCGTTATCTAAATTTATTACAATTAAATATGAATATCAAGGAGACGAAGAAGAATATAATCCAAGCTGGGCATAGAGCGGTTGAGGAATTAATCAAGGTAGCTAAAGAAGCTATTGTTGATTCAGATGATGATATATCAGCTGATAGGCTCAAGAATGCCGCTGCCACAAAGAAGCTTGCGATCTTCGACGCCTTCGAGATATTAAACAGAATCCAAGAAGAAGAGAATCTTTTGGAAGGTCGAGCACCTGAAGAAAAGAAAGAAAGAGTATTCAAGGGTTTTGCTGAGGGTAGATCTAAATAATGTACGAGCAGACTTTATATAAGATAATAGAACCTATAAAGAAAACCACTCTTACCAGACTCAATAGAGGTAAGAAGTGGAAGTACGGTTACAATAAAGAGCACGATCTAGTAGTTCTTTCGTACAACGGAGTTATAGGTGATATATACGACATACAGGGTTTTAAGATAGCTTTACCTAAACCTCCTAAAAACGTGTTTAAGCACGAGAAGGACAAGTGGGTTAAAGCAGAGTATCCTAAAGAACTAGCTCGTATTAAAAACATATTTGACTGGAGAGGATATCCAGACGAGCAAAAAGAAAAGTGGCACGACTATATTGACGAAGAATTCAGACGAAGAGAAGAAGGATTCTGGTTTACCAATAACGGAGTGCCAACTTGGATTACAGGTACACACTACATGTACCTACAATGGAGTAAGATTGACGTTGGAGCTCCAGACTTTAGAGAGGCCAATAGACTATTCTTTATATTTTGGGAGGCTTGTAAAGCCGATAAGAGATGCTACGGAATGTGCTACCTTAAGAATCGCCGTTCGGGATTTTCTTTCATGAGTTCAGCAGAAACAGTTAACTTAGCCACTATATCGAGTGATAGTAGATATGGGATCCTTTCTAAGTCTGGTTCCGACGCTAAGAAAATGTTTACTGATAAAGTAGTACCTATATCAATAAACTACCCGTTCTTCTTTAAACCTATACAAGATGGTATGGATCGTCCAAAATCCGAACTCGCGTATAGAGTTCCAGCTAGTAAGTTTACTCGTAAGAAAATACAGAGCAACGAGCAATTAGAGGAAATAGCGGGTCTTGACACAACGATAGATTGGAAGAACACGGGTGACAACAGCTATGACGGTGAAAAGTTAAGTCTGCTAGTACACGATGAGAGTGGTAAGTGGGAGAGACCTGATAACATATTAAATAACTGGCGAGTCACTAAAACCTGTCTAAGGTTAGGTAGTAGAATCGTTGGTAAATGCATGATGGGTAGCACCAGTAACGCATTAGATAAAGGTGGAAGTAATTTTAAAAAGCTATTCAATGATTCTGACGTATCAAGACGAAATGCTAATGGACAAACGAAGTCTGGGCTTTATTCTCTCTTTATCCCAATGGAATGGAACTATGAAGGATTTATTGACGAATACGGACTTCCAGTCTTTGATAATCCAGGTGATGATGAACGACTGGGACCAGACGGTGAATTAATAGATGTAGGTGTAGTAACCAACTGGGAAAATGAGGCTGATGGTTTAAAAGACGATCAAGACGCGCTAAACGAGTTTTACCGTCAATTTCCTAGAACCGAGGAGCACGCGTTTAGAGATGAAACTAAAAATAGTATATTTAATCTAATTAAGATATACGAGCAAATAGATTACAACGAAGGTAGTAGGCATAACGCACACACTACTACCGGAAGTTTTAGTTGGGTAAATGGCATTAAGGATACTCAGGTTGTTTTTCATCCAGATCCCACAGGTAGGTTCAAAGTAAGCTGGGTTCCTCCAGTTCACTTACAAAACAAACAAATTGTAAAAAATGGAATTAAATACCCCGCCAATGAGCACATTGGAGCTTTTGGCTGTGATAGCTACGACATTAGTGGTACTGTTGATGGTCGCGGCTCGAAAGGCGCTTTACACGGATTAACAAAATTCTCTATGGAAGACGCACCGTCAAGTACGTTCTTCCTAGAATACATAGCAAGACCACAAACCGCAGAGATGTTCTTTGAAGATGTTTTAATGGCACTAGTGTTTTATGGCATGCCATTACTAGCAGAGAACAATAAACCAAGATTACTGTATTATCTTCGCCGAAGAGGCTATAGAGGTTACAGTATGAACAGACCAGATAAGACCTGGAAGAAGCTATCGGTTGCTGAAAAAGAAGTAGGTGGTATACCAAACTCGAGCGAGGATATTAAGCAAGCGCACGCTGCTGCTATAGAGATGTATATACAAAACCACGTTGGTCATATTGGAGATGGTAATTATGGGACAGTGTATTTTAACGAATTGTTGAATGACTGGGCTAAGTTTGACATTAACAAGAGAACTAAGCACGATGCTTCTATAAGCTCTGGCTTAGCTATAATGGCTTGCAATAGACATCTATATGCACCTAATGTAAAACTAGAAAAACAACCTTTAGATTTGAATATAGCAAAATACGATAATAAGGGATTTAACTCCCAGATAATTAAATAAGATGGCGGAGTCAATTAACTTAAATTTTCCTTCTCAAGCAGTTCCTGATCTAGAGAAAATGAGTTCAGAGTATGGGCTTAAGGTAGCTAGAGCTATAGAACAAGAGTGGTTTAACGATTCTCTTAACAATAGGTTCGCTAGCACTAGTGCTAAGTTCCATAGTTTAAGATTATACGCTAGAGGCGAACAACCAATACAGAAATACAAGGACGAGTTATCTATAAATGGAGACTTATCTTACCTTAACTTAGACTGGAAGCCAGTACCTATTATACCTAAGTTTGTTGACATAGTTGTTAATGGCATGTCTGAGCGCATGTTTAATGTCAAGGCCTTCTCTCAAGATGCTTACGGCGTTACCAAGCGCACTAAATATATGGAATCTGTACTTAGAGATATGCAGTCCCGAGCTTTTAATGATAAGGCCAAGGCACTGTTTAGTGCAGATCTGTATGAAACAGATCCGTCGAAATTACCTGATTCAAAGGAGGAGCTAGATTTACATATGCAACTAAGCTACAAGCAAGCAGTAGAAATAGCAGAGGAGCAAGCTATAAACGTCTTGTTAAATGGTAGCAACTACGATCTTATAAGACGTAGAATGTTGTATGATTTAACGGTATTAGGGATTGGTTGCGCTAAAACATCTTTTAACTGGAGTGAAGGCGCTACCGTTGAATATGTAGATCCAGCCAACATAGTTTACTCTTACACGGAGTCTCCTTACTTTGAAGATATTTACTACATAGGTGAAGTAAAAACAATACCTATCAATGAGTTGGCTAGAGAATTTGATGGCTTAACCGAGAGTGATTTAGAGAATATACACAAAAACTCTAGCAAAAGGTACACTGGTAGCCGAAGAACCCAGGAGATGGACAAGAACAAGGTTCAGGTACTTTATTTTAATTACAAAACGTATATGAACGACGTTTATAAAATTAAAGAAACAAGCACCGGCGGCCAAAGAGCCATAGAGAAAACAGATGAGTTTAATCCTCCAGAAAACAAGGAGGGTGGTTATTCTAAATTACAAAAATCAGTAGAGTGTCTTTTTGAAGGCGCAATTATATTGGGTACTGATAAGTTGCTAAAGTGGGAGAAAGCAGAAAACATGATGCGTGAAAAGTCTGACTTTAATAAAGTCAAGATGAATTACTCACTTGTAGCCCCAAGAATGTATGAAGGCCGTATTGAATCTTTAGTAAGTAGAATTACAGGGTTTGCTGATACTATTCAGCTTACACACCTCAAGTTACAGCAAGTGATGTCGCGCATGGTTCCTGACGGAGTATACCTTGACGCTGATGGACTTGCTGAAGTAGATTTAGGTAATGGCACTAATTACAATCCACAAGAAGCTCTTAACATGTTCTTCCAAACTGGTAGTGTTATCGGTAGAAGTTTTACAACAGACGGAGATCAAAACTCAGGTAAAATACCTATTCAACAAATATCTAACGGCGCAGGACAGAATAAAATTGGTAGTTTAATTAGTACTTACAATTACTACTTACAAATGATTCGCGACGTAACAGGTCTTAATGAAGCTAGAGATGCTAGCGTACCAGATCCTAAGTCACTAGTTGGCGTTCAGAAATTAGCCGCAGCTAATTCTAACGTCGCGACACGACATATTCTTAATGGATCAGTATTCATTACAACTGAGATAGCTGAAGCTCTTTCTCTTAGGATATCTGATATATTAGAATATTCTCCAACTGCAAGCGCGTTTACTCAAGCCATAGGTGCTCACAACGTAGCTACGCTAAAAGAAATGTCAGAGCTGTATTTATATGACTTTGGAATATTTATAGAGCTTGATCCTGATGAGGAAGAAAAGCAAATGCTAGAAAATAATATCCAAACGGCTCTATCCCAAGGTTTAATAGATTTGGATGATGCTATAGATATTAGAGACATAAAAAACGTCAAGTTAGCCAATCAGTTATTAAAGATAAAACGTAAGAAAAAGCAAAAGCGTGATCAAAAAATCCAACAAGACAACATGCGCGCGCAAGCAGAAGCGAATACGAAAACTCAACAAGCCGCTGCTCAAGCTGAGATCCAGAAAAACCAAATCAAAAATCAAGCAGAAGTACAATTAGAATCAGTTAAAGCTGAAACTAAATTACGTCATCTTCAAGAGGAAGTTAGACTAAAGAAAGAGCTAATGCAGTTTGAGTTTGATCTCAACCAAAGTCTACGCGACCAAGAGCGATCGTCAAATGAGAGGATGGAGACAATGAAAGAGCGAGGCAAAGATAGACGAGAAAATGTTAAACAAACGAGTAAAAACTTTGAGTCTTCAGGTAATGATATACTAGGAGGCGGAATGGGTTTAGATAAATTTAACCCGCAAATTGGAAATTAATTAATTATATAATATTTTATCATGGAAAACGAAAATCAAACAGATCTCGAGGAGTCAATCCAGGAGGTCGAAAATGAAACACCACAAGTAGAAGAGGTTGTAGAAGAACAACCCGAACTTGATTTAGAAAAATTTGAAAGCAAAGATGACCCCGGCGTCATTAAAGTAGATTTAAGCAAACCACCAACCAATGAAACAACCGAAGAACCAGAGGTTACAGAAAGTAACACTGACGACTCAGGAGTGGCTGGAAGCGATGAAAGTCCCGAGCCCACACAAGAACAAGAAGAAGTACAGCCGGAAGAGGAAGTACAAATCGAGTTATCAGGAGTAGAAGAAGTTACTAATGAAGAGACTGTAACTAAAGAAGAAGTTATGGAGGCTCTTGATGAGAATGAAGAATCAGGAAAAGCAATACCAGAGAATGTCCAGAAGCTATTAGACTTCATGGAAGACACCGGTGGAGATCTTAATGATTATGTTAATCTCAATAGAGATGTTAACGAGTTAGATAACCAAGATGCTTTACGAGAGTACTACAAGACGACTAAACCTCATCTAGATTCAGAGGAGATAAACTTCCTTATGGAAGATCAATTTGCTTTTGATGAAAACCTAGATGACGAAAGAGATATTAAACGTAAAAAATTGGCCCTCAAAGAGCAAGTTGCCGAGGCCAAGACCTACTTAGACGGGCAAAAGTCTAAATACTATGAAGAGATTAAAGCTGGAAGTAAACTTACGAGTGATCAACAGAAGGCAATTGATTTCTTCAATCGATACAGTAAAGAGGAAGCGCAATCGCGTAAAGCAGCTGAAAAGCAGAAGTCTGTATTTAACAAAAAGACCGAGCAGGTCTTTAACGACAGTTTCAAAGGTTTTGATTACAACGTCGGAGATAAAAAATACAGAGTTAATGTTAAGGATGCAGACCAAGTTAAGAATAGCCAAAGCGACATCAATAATTTTTTCAAAAAGTTTTTGAATAAAGATGATACGATGAGAGACGCTAAAGGTTATCATAAAGGTTTGTTCACAGCTATGAATTCCGATGCAATCGCTCAGCACTTTTACGAGCAAGGAAAAGCTGACGCACTGAAAGACAGTGTGGCTAAAGCTAAAAACATCAATACAACAGCTAGATCCTCTCATGGTGAAATGCAAGGTGGTATGAAAGTAAGAGTGTTAGGCGATGATACCGCCTCTTTTAAGTTCAAAATTAAAAATAAAAAATAACAATTTAAAATTAAAAAATTATGGCTATTACAGCAGGAGATAATTTGAATAGCGTACCCGCTCCAGTTCAGCAGGCGCTAGCATCAAATTACTTGGACCTCAACGGCGCAGCCGGCTGGGGACAACAATACGTACCAGATCTTATGGAAAAAGAAGCTGAAGTGTTCGGGCAACGAACTATTTCAGGATTTCTTTCTAAAGTAGGGGCTGAAGAATCTATGACAGCTGATCAAGTTATTTGGTCTGAGCAGGGTAGATTACACCTATCTTACAAAGGCGTGATGTCTGGATCGAACACTTTACTATTACAAGCTGATATTGATGAAGCAACTGATATTACAGCTGGTCTTGATACTGCTCACGGAGTTAGGGTTAATGATACTGTTATCGTTTCTAACGCTAATACTGTATCTAAATGTATAGTTTCGGCTATTACTAACAATGATGAGTTAACACTTTTACCTTATGACGGCGTCGCAGTGGCAGCGTTAGCAGGAGCTAAATCAACTACTTGTTTAGTTTATGGTTCTGAATTCGGCAAAGGTATGTCTTACAACACTGCGGCAGCCGCTGCAACTGAGCAAAGAGGTGCTAACGAGCCAAGTTTCAAGACTTTTTCTAACAAACCAATTATCTTAAAAGATTACTACGAAGTATCAGGATCTGATGCATCTCGTATTGGTTGGGTAGAGATTGCTTCTGAAGAAGGAGCCTCAGGTTACCTATGGTACTTAAAAGCTGAAGCTGATACTCGTGCTCGTTTTAACGACCACTTGGAGATGGCAATGCTAGAAGGTGAGCTTGGTGACGACACTACAGCTGCAACAGGTGTTGACGCTTTTATCGCTTCTAATGGAGATACAGTTGGTACTGAAGGTTTATTCGCGGCTATTGAGTCTCGTGGAAACTTAACTTCAGGTATCACTGGTGTTAACGCTGCTACTGACCTAGCGGAGTTTGACGCTATCTTAGCGGAATTTGATAAGCAAGGTGCTATTGAAGAGAACATGATGTTTGTGAATAGAGCTACGTCTCTAGCTATCGACGACATGCTTGCTTCTATGAATTCTTACGGTGCTGGTGGTACTTCTTATGGAGTATTCGAGAACGATGAGGACATGGCTCTTAACTTAGGGTTCTCTGGTTTCCGTCGCGGATCTTATGACTTCTACAAGTCTGACTTCCGTTACTTGAACGATCTAGCTACACGTGGTGGTATAAACGCAGCTGGCGCTGCTAATGCGATTCGTGGAGTTGTTATCCCAGCTGGAACATCTACGGTATACGATCAACAATTAGGCAAGAACCTTAAGCGTCCTTTCCTACACGTTCGTTACCGTGCGTCACAGACAGATAATCGTAAGCTAAAGACTTGGACTACTGGTTCTGTTGGAGCTGCTACATCAGCGCTTGATGCGATGCAGATCCACATGTTATCTGAGCGTTGCTTAGTAACTCAGGGAGCTAACAACTTCATGTTGATGAAGTAAGATTATATTTGGTGAAACTACCTCTCCTTCGGGAGGGGTAGTTTTATATTAATTTTTTATTATATTATATTATGGCTAAAAAGCAAACAAAAAAAGTAGAGGTCGAAGAACCCTACGTAGAAGAAACAGTTGTTATGGAAGCTC